CAGACGCAAGCCACGGGGCAGCAAAAAATTGAAACGGTGGGCACGGCTTTAGAGGTGGCGGGTGCGGCCACGGCGGCCACGGTGGTGGGTGCGGTTCCCGGTGCTATTATTGCGGCCGTGGGTGCGGTGGTAAGTGAGGCCGGTAAATTGTTTGGGAGTAATTGGGTTTATAATAATGAAGTTCGATGGCTTATTCAGTTTTACCAATACCATGTATTGGGAAATGGAAATGTAACAAGCGATAATAAAGTAAATCAATCTTTATTGCAGCCGGCTTTGGCCTGGTTCTTTGCGGTGTTGGGTGTTCCTGTTTATGATCGTGGGTCTGTAAATATTTTGGCGGACGTGGATGTAAACGAGAAAAAACAGGGGTATAGTGCCACGGAGGCGGCAGCCCGATATTTGAGTTATGCGCCGATCGCAAAATTAGCGGTTGGCGTAACGATTGAGGAGGCGGTGACGGCGTCTCAAATTGCGCAAAATGAGTTTATATTTTGGCAGGATGCCGCGCAAACAAAGCCGGTTCCCCCTGGCTCATGGGCAACGTTGCCTGTGGCGCAAGTGTGGATCGATGCCGCGGCGGCTCAAGGCGTGGCGAGTGTGGATAATACGGGCGCGGCAATTCCGGCCTCCAGTAACAATATTTTTCAATCTCTTTGGAATTGGGCGCAAAATAATCCCTGGTTGGCATTGTTGGGATTAGGTGCAATTGGCGGAGGGATTTATTACTTAGTAAAAAAATCAAAATAATGGCTACCCCTGCAATTGTAAAAATAGGTAAACGGGCAAAGGCGATCCATAAGGCGCACCCGAAAGGAACTTATCAGGCCGCTCTAAAAAAAGCTAGTTCGGAATACCGCGCCGGCAAATTGGGTGGCGTTAAGAAAAAAAAACCGGCGGCCAAAAAAAAGAGCGCTGCAAAAAAAAGAGTTTCCAAATCCTTGCGGAAACGATCGCGCCTAGGTGCCGCAAGTAATGGATCGGATCGTTTCGATTCCAAACGGGTTAATATCACCGTGGGAAGTATCTCAAGCCAGGAAGCCAGGTTAAAAAAGACATTGGCTGAAAAAATAGGTTGGTATGAAGCCGCTTTATTAAGCGCCAAAACGGCAAAGGGTAAGCGCAATATGGAAAAAAAGATTCGGGCGCTGAAAGTAAAATATAGGAGGCTAGATTAATGACTAATAAAAAGAAAAAAATATTAATTGGGGTGGGGGTGGGGTTGGCCGCTCTTACTGTTTATTCTTTATATCAAAAGGCCAACAAACCAAATTTGTATATTAGAAATTCGTTGCCTTTTGGCGCAAATGCGATCACGCTTCCTCCGGTGGGTGTCTTTGTAGACAAGAATCACGCGGCCGATGTAGATACCTTAAATCAAACCTTGTGCGATTGGGAGCGGTACCAAAAATCGGGATGGTTTCTTTATTATTTGCAAAATGGGGTGAGGGCGTTATTACCTGGAGCGTGTGCGCCGGCAATAAGTCAAACCGAAAATACTTGTTCGTAATTCTTTTCTTAACAATAAACTTTGAAAAATGGCAAAACGTAAAAAAATTGGTGCTAAAAGACATCACCATAAAAGGCGCAAAATGGGCGCTGTGGGTTCCGGCAAGGGGTTAATTGAAATGTTGGCAGGCGCCGCCGGTGGCGTTATTTTGGGCGATATTATAAACGGTCAATTCGGCAAAACGGCGCCGGCCTATGTAACGCCGGCGGTTCTCACCGTGGGCGGTATTGCGATCGCTTATGTTGGGGCGAATAATGCGTTTGTTCGCGGGTTTGGATTAGGCACATTTGGCGCCGGTGTGGTTGGTGTCGGTCAGGATTCCGGCGCTCTCCAGGGTATTGCCGGAATGTTGAATGGTACCGGCTCTAGTGCAACCGCATTGCCACGCCGTGTAAATGGTTTCCGGGATGTTGCCGCCGTCGGTAATTTCCCAAAGCCAAATTCAGTAGGGCGCACGGTTGAAATGATGGGAAGGCTCTATAAAGGCGTTTATTAATCGCCTGGATGGCTTTTGATCTAATTTGATTTATTTAAGTATTTCGGATCGTCGTGTTTGCGTTTAGCCTGACGGCGGCGGGGCGGCGGTTCATTATTAAACTTTCAATTTATATACTATGAGCGCTCAAGTAAATGGCGTGATCCTCCGCGAAGATTTTAAAACGGCGGTGAAAATTTTCAATAATGCGTTTAACCCGATGCGGTTGGCCGGTGGGCAACCGAATCCAAAATTTGATCCGGAATGGGACGCGGTGAGCGCGTTCAAATTGACGCAATCGACATTGCGCCTGGAGCAACCTTTGGTAACAACGTCTGCCACGTACAATTTCCCGGTTTTGAGTAATATCCAGAATCAGGCGCAACAATACCCTAGCGAGATTCGATTGAATCTCCAGGATAGTTTTGTGCCAACACGGTTAGGGGTATTTGTGGCCTTGCCTTCCGGTGCCTCTGATTCGTCTTTTCCTCTGTGGACATATTTTAACCCTACCGTATTTTCCGCCGCCGATGCGATCGCCGGTACCGGGTTATATAACGGACAATTGAAGCTAATGATAAACAATATCCAATATATTACCGGCTATAGTTTATCAAAACATCAAGTGGTGAACCAAACGCAACAATTAGTTGCTACCAAAACGAGCGGGGACGCAACCGAGCAAATTGACGGGGCTAATGATGGATTCTATCCTATGCAGCCCTTCACGTTGTTAATTGGTTCTCAAAATATCCAATTGCAAATTGTCCTGCCAAATGCGTTAAGCGCTGTCGCGGCCAATAGCCGTTTGGTGGTAATATTTGAGGGCGTTTTGGCTCAAAATTCTACCGTTGTAAATTAGTCCTCCAGGGCTATTTTATAAGGAATAGTATTTATTCACCTATGCGAAGCCGGCGCGCTTAACTGTGCGCCGGTTTACTCAAATTTTTTTTATATGAATAATCTTCGTGCGCCAATGACACAATTAGTGGAGGTACCGATAAATAGTACCGTCGGCGCTTTGCAGTCTGTTTATTTTCAGAATCAGCCGCAATTGCAAAGTATTACCGGCGATCGTCAAGTATATATTTTAGGTATTGAATCTATTTCGGCGCTTACGTTGCCTTTCAGTCCTTTGACGCCGGGTAATCCCGTGGCGGCCATTGCTGACCTGCAAAATGCGACATTAACCCTAAATATAGCTGGTACATTAAATTATCAGCAAGTGCCGTTAATATCCATGAATCGCACGTGGAGCAATGGCAGCACTTCCAGTTGGGTAGCCGATTTATTCCGGTTAAAAGATACCTATAAAGTGGACTGGACAAAGTCCTATATTCAAATGGTACAGGCGCCAATAACTACGCCGCCGTTCTCTTATCTTTTCCAGGTATATTACCAATATGACAATGATTTGATGGATTAAATCGCGTTTATACACATGGGTAAGCTAGTGCAATATAATACAGTAGAGGCGGTCATTGAGGCGTTTGAAGATTCCGACATTCCCGCCTTTGCTGTTTTTCATGACAGGCAATTAATTTTTAAACGCCTGGATAATCAGTTAGGGGCAAATGCCGCCTTCCTGGAAACAAAGTTGGAGGCCATAAAGGCGAGCGGTACCTATGGCATATATACAATATGTATGTATGAATCAATTCCAAAGGATAAAAAAATTACGGCCTCCACGCCGCCGGATGAAAGCTTCAATTTCCAGTTGAATAAAGGCGAAGGGGCGGCCGGTGTGGGGCGGATTAGTGGAATAGGGGGAGCGGGTTTATATACCCAAGAGCAATTGAATTTAGCCGTCGAAAATGCCTTACTTCGCAAAAGGTTGGATGAACTAGAGGCAAGGCCGGAAATGGAGGAAACGGAAACGGGCGCCTTAATGGGTGCAGTGGATAAAATTTTAAATGTGCCCGGCGTTCCTGAAATGTTGGGAGCTATTGCCGGCCGGGTGAGTGAGTTTATCGCGGGTATTGGTAGGCCGGTGCAGCAATATGATGAATTGGGTAATCCGATCACTATGCGAAAAATATCAGGCATTGAAGGCGCGGCCGGCGATGTGGAGCGAATTGAAACGGCGATCGGTGAGCTGCAAAAAATTTTGCCGGATCTTCCTGATTTGCTGGAAAAATTGGTGAGTATTTCTAAAGACAAGTGGAAATGGAATTTCTTTTTAGCCGGGTTACGTGGGATGAAAATATAAACTTATAACATGGCAAGGCGTAAAAAAATAAGTGGGGTGGATGGCAATTTGGTTTTAGGCGTGATCATATTGGCCGGCGGCGCTTTTGCCGCCTGGAAGCTAGGTTTATTTGGCACCAGTTCGACGGATTCAAATAATGCGGATGTAACAAATAAAACAAATACGGCGCTACAAAATGATTTGGCTGCCGCGCAAAAGGCCGGGATTCCGCAAGGGTTAAGCATGGCGACCATACAAGGGTTGGCCAGTACAATTTTAAACAATGGTGAACCATATCCGGTAAATCAATTGGGGGATTCACAGAGTATTGTCGTAAATGCGTTGGGGCAATTGGAAACTCAGACGGATTGGATTTTATTGCAACAAGCATTTGGGACGCCAAAATTGGGAAGTTCTATAATTTCGCCGTGTAATTTTATAGGGGTGGGGTGCGATGCCACGCCGTTAACAACCTTTATAGTAAACGTATTGGATTCGGCGCACCTCCAGGAAGTAAACGACGATTTTGAGGCGGCCGGTATCTCTTATCAATTTCCAACATCATAATTTATGCAACCTACAAAATACAACGTCCAATATGTACCGTATTACTCAAGCCAGACTATTGACGTTCCCAAAACGGCAAACGGGTATTTTGCAGTAAATAAAGGCGATACCCTGGTGATTGTAAATGGGTTTCCATTGTTGCCGCGTTTGGCCTCCGATGTGAGCGGCGAAAGTGTCGGCGTATCGGGAAATAAAGATGAAATTTTTGTAGGGTTAAATAACTCTATGTTGATTCAGGTAACGCCGGCCGGCGCCGGGCAATCGGCCGTGGTTTGGATTGGTTGGAAGTATTATATTAATGAATGCTAAAATTGAAAAATGTTTAATACCGGCTCAATATTTTTTGGTAAGGGTGCGAATCCTTCCGGCGGCGGTTCGGGGTCTGTGGAAACGGTCACGGGCAATAATGGAATCTATGTAAATAATACTGATCCGCTAAATCCCGTCGTGCAGTTCGGCGGCCATTTCGCTTCCGCTGAAGCTATCGCGGCTCAGTTAACAGGCCCTCGTGAAGTATATTTGAATGGCGCTCCAATTGTTTTTTCTTTCGATTTTCCTATGTCAGAGGGTACGTCACGTGCAGCGTGGATCGTGCCTTCCGATCCGTTTATCATTCCCAATTTGGGCGGATTCCAAATAACTGAAAATATTACAACCTTTGGCGCGTCTGAAAGGAAAGGGTATAGCCTATTTGCCGTTGATAACTATAATACGATGGTCTGGCTAAGGAGATCGGCGAATGATGGTTTTTATTTTGGTACCTCTTTTGGAAATACAGTGGCAACCGGAGTTCAAAACGGCTTAACTTTTTTTGATTCAGAAGCGGCCGATGGCAACCATATTTCAGTAGGATTGTTTGATACCGATACCGATGACGGTCTTTTTTTCCAGGTAAAAGGCACGATGTCGCTGCACAATACAACCCCCATTAGCCCCCCCGATCCAGGTCAATTAACAGCCCTGGCAATTGATCAACTGACAAGTCAAGTGCAAGCCGCTTATGTTCAAAATGGATTAAGTATATCGGGGGACGGTGGTTTCGCTAATTATGTGTTGGGCAATGATGTGGGTGACCCACTCAATCCGGCGCAGTTTTATAAAGAAAGGCAGATATTAACAAATGGATATACTTTAGATTTAACTGATTTAGTCGGCGGCGATTTTTATTTCGGTTCGGGTGGTATTAATGGGGTTAATTCGGGTAATTATACAACGAATTACGCGGCGGATGGAATCTCTTTTACAAATCCTACCGGTAGCAATGTTTCAGGTTTAAACCCGGTGGGTTTGCTCATTGCGGATAGTACCTTCAATGAAAATACACAGACGTCTACCTCTATTCAAATTTATAATTCAACTGATATAACAAATTACACGTTGCTCGAAAATAACCTTTTGCGAATGCAAGATGGGGTCGAGTATGCAATGACGTTAGAGGATGAATTGGTCGATTTTGAAAATATTTCGACCCATGATTATGGGAATCTTGGAAGCGCGGAATTGCTATTTTCAAATAGCATTGCCGGCGGCGGTTCGGTCTTACGAAAAAACTATCTCGCTGTGAATGCACCGGCGGCGGCCGCTACGTTCGGTGTCGCTGATTTTTTCGGCGGAGGTATAACAACGAATAACCCAAGTTCTCCAGGTGGTCAGGGTAGCATTTGGGAATTTGGTACCTTGCTGACCGGCGGCGCTTATACCCTGGATAGTACCAGCGCGGCGGTGGTAAGTATTGGCGGCGTTCTCCGCCGGGTGGCGTTATTGAATTAAATTTTTAAAACCAAAATAGGACATGAAATACAATTTAACGATCGCCTTCACCATCGCGAGTGGAGCGCGTCAAACGATGCAGTATGTAAACCAGGCGGCGGCCGATGTAATTAAATTGGTAACTCAATATCTGAATGATACCACTATTAAGTCGGTCACGTTCAATGGTATTGAATTGACGGCAGCGCAGTCCAAACAAATTGAAGCCGCGCAGGCTGGAACGGTTGCCACGCAAACGCAAAAATAAATGCCATGCGCTTTGGAACTTTTAATGATTGGGTATATATCGGCCTAATCATTGTCCTTTGCGTATTGGTATGGTACATTGTTACAAACCCGGTATAAATAATTTTTTATGAATAATACAACAAAATGGATCATTGGCGGCGTGGTATTGGCCGGCGTGGTGTATTTCGTAACCAGGCCAAAGGCGGCCGTTGTGGTTAAGCCCGTGGTACCTCCGCAAAACGCATTGCAGCAGCAAACGGCATTGGTAAATAATACGGCCAATACGGTGGCAACGGCCGCAAATTCTTTAAGTAATTTGGTTAATTCAATAAGCGACGCCACAAGCTCCGATAATACCTCAAGCGATACAGCAAGCGCGAGTGATTATATTGACGTGGGCGATCCCACGTTAAGCGGGGTAATGGCAGGATTTTAATGTATGGATGTAAATACGGCCATATCAATTGCGATCCCTTTTACGCAAAGTTGGGAGGGATTTGAAGCAAGTCCCTATCAAGATGGTACAAGCTATGCGATCGGCTATGGTAACCATTATTACAGCGATGGATCAAGCGTGGAGGCCACGGACGATCCGATCTCTCAAAGCGATGCGTTTGATCTATTAACTTATTATGAAACGGCGGCCGCCAATAACATTCTAAATTGGCTCCAGGTACCGCAAACAAATAACCAATTGGCCGCGCTCACGGATTTGGCATATAATGCGGGATCGGTTTATACTTCCCTCCAGGCGTTAATAAATTCCGGGGCGGATTCGCAAACCGTGGCAAATACCATCGCCAAAACGGCGATCACGGCCGGCGGCGTTCCTAATAGCAATTTAACAAAACGGGCGGCGGCGCGTGCGGCCTTATACCTTACTCCAGATTCACTCATTCCAGGAATAGACAATGTGGTATTAATTGGTGGAGTAATTGCGATCACGGCCTTGATATTATTTTTTGGGAGTGGGGAATAATGCCCTATTTTTGCAAAGAATAGCTAAAAAGCAATTTGATTAACTTTTGTACAAACCCTGGTAGTCTTATCAGGGTTTACTCTTATAGGCCGGAAATACTTTAAAATAAATTTTGTGGTATGGATCGGTTTTTATTACCTTAGCCCTACAAAAGTTTATTAAATGCTAAAGTTCAAAAATTTTGTTCCTGCATATATCGACCGGCCAATGGCATCCTTACCCGAAAGGATGCCTTTTTTTATTCCCTTACCTTTAAATATATTTTATGCCAAATGATGTAAAAATTGACGGCTATATTTTTATAGCCGAAACTTTGCAAGCAACGATTTTAGAGCAGGCGCTTGAATTGAGGCGCAAGGCCGCCGGCGGCCGCAATGCAAAGACTATTGAAAAGCAGTTAGAAAAATCTGACTGTTTGCGCCGTGCGGCCTGTGAACTCGAGTTATTTACACTAATGTTACAACAAACAAAGGAGGATTAAAATGAATACAGAAAATAAATTAAGCGTGCTCTCTTTAGGTCAAGATGATTTTATTAAGTTACCAACTTCTGAATTAATTAAACTTTCAAACAAAGAAATTATTTCTGTAATTGGCTTTGTTCCGCGTCGCGTCAAATACGAAAGGTCTCGTCTGGCTAATATTACTAAATGTATGCCCAAAAATCCGGTCACGACATATTTCAAGCCAAAAAAGGTGGTACGCAAAATCATAAAACATTGACAAAAATCCTTTTCATTGATACGAAAAAAATGAATGTATTATAGAAAATAAAATACAAGGGTATGAATGATGAATTAATGAAAATGTTTAGGGGGTATTATAAGGCGGTAACGGCCTTTGATGCGCAAAATGATGTGCATGAGAATACAACCAAATTCGAGCGAATGAAAATAGCAATGGATTTGCTCAAATTGGAGATCGCGAGCTATGGGCAGTATTGTGACCTTGAGTTTATGATCGTGGATCGGTTGGATGCCGTGGTTCATTCTGCGCGTGTAACGGGCAAAGTTTTTCCAGTAAGATGAAATATAAATTCTTTTATTATTGGCGGGATGATCCGGCGGTGGAATATATCGCAATAATTTACGCCGATGAATTGCTTATTAATGAAAATGAAAAGGAGGCCAAATTTTATGAGTGGATGGACAAAAACAGGTTTGCGTATCTTAGAGGCTGGAGAATCCAGCCCATTGCCGGCGAAGATAATTATCCACCGGCCGGGCAATTATTCACTTGAGGAGCTCGAGGAAATGATCGTGTATTTTAAAGAGCGCTCTAATTTTTATTATTCGCTGTTTAATGATCCGCCGGCGTGGCGAGTGAATACATATTTTAAAGGCGATTGGGTGAAAGCTTCGGTTGTTTGGCAAAAAAGGTGCGAATACTTCATAAATAAGTTGATGTGTGCGGAGGCCGCACTATATAGGCTTAAACATGGCTAAATTTTTACTCAATATGAAAAGTTTATGTTATTCCCTGCTAATAATTTCAATCGTGGCGGAGGGTTTCAATACTAGGTTATATCAACAAGTTAGGCCGGTTGCCATCGCGCGCTCTACTGGAGGCGGCACGGCTGAGTTAAACGGATCGGGCTCCTATGATCCCAATAAAGGCGGCCGGATTGTCTCTTATAAATGGGTGGAGGTTTCCGGCGCCTCTATTTCCCTTATCAATCCAGATTCCGCGATCTGTAAATTAACGGGAGCTAGGGTAGGGGTGTACAAATTTCGATTGACTGTAAAGGATAGCGAAGGCGGCACCGCAAGCGCCGAAACGGTTGTCAAGTTCATCTATTAATAAACGGGCTGTAATGGCCTTTAAATCGCTTTGAAATGAAAAAAGAATCTTCCGTATTTACATTGTTTTGGCTTGTCATATTGGCATTGGCTTTTGTTATTGCCTTTTCATCATGCGCGCCGGCCTCCAGGTTGGGCGAAAAAAAGGATCGTTTTACTCTATCTCGTGGGATGTGGGGCGGGAATCCTTAAAAGGTAACTATATACCTATTCACCATCAGCTTTAATGACGCACTAAAAAAGATTGTAAAGAAATGAGGCATGGTTCATTATTTTCGGGTATTGGTGGATTTGACCTGGCCGCCGAATGGATGGGATGGACTAATGTATTTCATTGCGAATGGAATGCTTTTGGCCAGCAAATACTAAAACATCATTTTCCAAATGCAAAAAGCTACACAAATATTAAAACAACAGACTTTACTATTCACAGAGGAGACATTGATGTTCTCACAGGAGGATTCCCTTGCCAACCATACTCTGAGGCAGGGAAAAGACTTGGAACGGAAGATGAGCGCCATCTCTGGCCGGAGATGCTTAGAGCAATTCGAGAAATTCAGCCGACCTGGGTTGTGGGCGAAAACGTTCGCGGCCTTACTAATTGGAATGGAGGGGTGGTATTCAACAAGGTGCAAGCTGACTTGGAAGCTGAAGGCTACGAGGTCACACCGTTTTTACTTCCAGCTTGCGCCGTCAATGCTCCCCACAGAAGGGATAGGATTTGGTTTGTTGCCTACTCCGGGTGCTCAGGAACCGGGGCAAATGCCAAAAGGTTCAACGAATCACGGGAATTACTTCAAACGACCGAACGGCAAAAAAATAAACAGCAGTATAAATCTTCTTGCGAAAGCGGGGTTACTTCCGACACCGACAGCAATATCGGATGTGAAGGGAGGATGCACAAGGCCGAACAGCAAGAAGCAGAACGCCACGTTAGCCCATTCAATGCACGCAGCTATGAACGGAGAACCTGGGACAACTTCCCAACTCAATCCCCGCTTTGTAGCAGAAATGATGGGCTATCCTCCGAACTGGTTGGAATTACCTTTTCAAAACACAGAAATGAAAGCATAAAGGCATACGGCAATGCAATAGTACCGCAAGTCGCTTTACAAATATTCAAAGCAATTGTAGCATCTTAAAAGCAAAATTTGCCGTCTTTTAGGGTGATCGGTTCGCGGCGGGCTCTCTGGATTTATTATAGCGGCAACATTTCAACCAGTGTATTTTAACTTAAAAATCAATTATTTATGGAAAAGGAGATTATTATTAAGGAGGTGGAGGGCAAGATTAGTGTGTCAGTGAGGGGATTTACTTATAATGAGGCCGTAGGCGTTTTTTTGGTTCTAGCTGAGTTGTTGGTAAGTCATATAGCCTCAAGCGTGGAGGGTGGCTTGTTTAATGTTGAATATTCAAAATCTGTTTAATATGTGGGTGTTTCGACGAATTACGGAAATTGCAAGCGATAAAGAGTTAAGGCAATGGATGGCCGCCGGTAATACGGCACCGTTTCCGGCTAAAGTTGTTTTTCAGGTTGGTTTTTTTTGTCCTGGTAATGATTGGGGCAATGGCCAATGGGAGGCGGTCTCCTCTTTTGATAAATATCAGGATGCGGCAAACGAGGTGCATTTTTTAAATGGTGGGGATGAAATAAGGGATTCAAATTACTTGGGCTATCCGCGTTAATCACTTAAAAATTTTGTTGCTATGCCATTTCGGGAAGATGGATCGTATTTTCAGGCTCCAGGCCGGGCGGCGGTTTACTCTACATTTGGGGAGGTTCCCAATATTACGGATTTACCTAGAGTGAAGGTTCCTATAGAATTTTCATATCTAAATCCAAAAAAGAATTATACCGGGTTTACTTGGCCGGCGCCGCCGGTCTATGAAATGGATCGCTCTAAGTTTGCCACTCGCGAGGCACGCGAATTTTTAGCCAGGAGGGCGGCTCCAGATGAAAAGGGTTATCTATATACCGCCGGTTATAATAAAATCGTAGGCTATTATTCGGCCGGTTTCCAGGCATTCAGGTTTAGTGGTTCATCATTTAATCGAAAGTTTAAAAAAGAGTATAATGAAAGCGAGGAAAAGGACATACATAGAAGGGGAATTATTGCGGGTGGAGTGGCTAAGGAGGCGGGCGGATTTGATATTGAAAAGCAATTACGTTATGAAAGGGACATTATGGAGTTACGAATTGCTATCCATAAGCTCCCGGATTCGGGATCACTTGAAAAATGCGCAAACGGGATTCCCTGCCCATTATGTGGGGGTGAGCCTGGATATTGCTTGTGTGGTATCGGAGCGCCAAAATATCATGTCCTTAGCCGGCGATCCAGGGCAAAAATCAAAGATAAAGCAACCGCCTTTTACCGATCCTGTCCAGGCCGGCGCGCGTTTGTTACTCTTACGTTTATAGATGCAATCCAGGACAAAGCTGCCGTAATGGTGCTAAATAAATTCCTTACCCAATTGAAAAAAAAGTTTCCCGATTTGCAATATTTGTGGGTGGCGGAGCGGCAAAATAAGAATGAAAAGTTTCCGGGCAATATCCATTTTCACATTATCATAAACAGGCGTTTGCCGGTCTCCGTTTATAATCCGTTGTGGGTTCTGGAGCAATACAATTCGGGGCTAAGGGCGACAAACAAATATGGGGAGCAAATAAGTTTTGAAGAGATTAAACGGCGCTATAAGGATCGCACCATTGGCAAAGTGCTAAATCCCTTTGACATTAAAAAAGTGGTTTCTATTAACAACCTTTCCTGGTATCTGACAAAGTATATCAGTAAAAATAATTCGGGCGATAATAACGAGGGTTTCCGGTGTGCGGCGTGGCATTGTTCGCGCGGCGTCTCCAGGCTCTTTACCCGTACGATTGTATCGCCGTCTTGTTTCCGGTTGGCGATGGGAAAAGCGAATTTTTCAGTCAATAAGGAGACGGGAGAATGTTTTTATCCCGTCGTCCACCGAAAACAATTTTGGCAAATGGTGTATATAAATAATAAGTCTTTTCCGCTCCCTTTTCTCAAGGAACTCGAGCAGTTAAACAAATGGCTTATCGCGGGGGAATTTTCTTTTCGATCGTGGCGGGATATGCCTATGGTGGACGATTACGATTATCGCAAATTTTATATATCACAAAATTAATTTTATGCAACAAGTTCCTTTATTATTGGGATGGTTGGCCGTTGTCCTTTTTATAAGCGCCTGTTTTATTTTGGGGTGGTATCTGGATGTAATTTTAGATCGCTTTGTTTCCTGGTGGCAAAAAAATAATTGCCGGCACGTTAACGAGTGGGGCAAAACTTTAGGGCCTTTTCAGGATTATTTGGATCAAACGCATTCACCCGGCGGCCATTTCCATTGTATCAAATGCGGCAAAGATTTGTATCTAAAAAATAGAAATTACAAGTATGGAGAATATTGAACGTATTAAAGCCGATCTATGGCTCCGCTCCTCTCTCCGTAATTTGAAGGATGAAAGGTACCGGGATGAAAATAAAAAGATCGCTCAGGGCATTGCACGGATTCCAGTAAATAAGATATATGATCAGGTATTGTATTTAGAAAATGAGTTACTTCCAAAACTAGAAAAGGCTCGCGGAAAAAATTCCGTGGATTATGAATTTTTTGCCGATGTGGTTCGCTCCCTTTGTTGGGCGGTATTGGTAATTGATAGAAATGATTTGATGGAACGGAGGTATCATTATCTAAATATTAAGCATGAATTACTGATCCAGCACGCGGCCGGCCTGGAGCGTGAATTACTGAAATATTCTACGGTAGAGGATTTTTTATATTCATCCGGGTTGGATGGCATTGCCTCCGGTATTGCAACCAGGGCGGCCGAAATTTTAAACAAAAAACCTAAATAACATGGAACAGTATTTTGAACAAAGCCAGTTAATTAAGATGGATTCGTTGATCAAAAGGATGCAAAAAAAGCGCATGGAATTGGAGGCGGGATATGCAGAATTGAATCTCAAATTAAGGCAACTAAATGACTGCCTTATGATCCTGGAGAAAATGAAAAACGCCAAGAGCGCCACGGAGGCGTTGGATTTAACATTGGATTTATATCAGTTCTCAAGTCAGCTAAACAATGGACAATGAAAAATTGATCTTTGCCATTTTCGCGCGGGATGTGGCGGCCGTTTCTTTATGGCTCAAGGATAACGGGTACCATTTCACACAAAGGGAAAAAACAGGATGTGTTTTGATTTGTGTGGATATTGGACACGATCCGGGTAAGGCCGGCCGCGCTTTTGATGTCGGGTACCAATTGCATAAAATAGAATCGGAATCGGTTTATGATCTCCGGTTCAAGGGTGGCCGTGGATTCTCGAAAAGGGATGCCTTCACGGCTCCAGATAAAACACGTTCTAAATTGTATCATTCACCAAAAAATAAAAAACAAAATGCGAGACATTCAATTCATTTGCAGCCAGGGCGATGATCTGGTAAGGGCGCTAACCGATGCGCGATCTATTTTCACCTCCAATTTTTCCTATTGTGAGGAGGATATTAAGGTAATTGGTTTTCAGATTGTGGCGGTAATGATTCCGCCAAAAATACAGGGAGGCGCGGGTCGAATGTTATACACGGTAACAATGGGACTGACTGGAGAAAATAATAAAGAGTTGATCCCATACCAGGAATTAAAGAAAAAATCTATACCGGAATGATTTAAAACCATGCTTTTGATACCGCAAACCCGGCAAAATGCCGGGTTTTTTATTGTATAAAACCGTTCCATTTGGAACAATTTGCACACATTTTGAATAAAATTTTGGCTAGTTAATTAATTATTTTTTTAACTTCGCGCAACCGCGCGGCTCCCAAAATGGGAATCACTCCCAAAAAAAGATTTTTCCATATTCGGGAAACTTTGTAGGTTTATTCCCAAATTAAAATCCCTCTCCAAAAATGGGAAAAGAAACGGCAAAGGTTTTGAGTGCGATACCGGCGTTTGAAGGGAGGGAGGAATTGATCGTAAATAAGCAAACTACAAATTCGATCATCCATGAAGTCCTTGACGCACACGTTCATTTTTCTACTGATTACGATCACCTTGTTGCCGGTTATCCGTTTAAAAAATCTGTCCCTCTGGAGGATCAGTTATTTTCCTTTCTCAAAAATAATTTGCACTATAACGCGGAGCCTTCGAGTTATCAAAGTACGAGATCGCCGGCCGGGATTATTGAGTTGGGGCAAATTGAGGAGATCGGGGTGGATTGTAAACATTATTCAGGGTATATCGCCGGCGTGTTGGATGCGGTCAATCGAGCAAATGGTGAGCGCACCTATAATTGGTTTTACAGGTTTGCGTCCTATGATATAAATCCTTCCCCCGGCCATGTGTTTGTTGTGGTAAAAAATAAGGATGGATCGGAAACGTGGATCGATCCGGTGTTGAGTAAGATAAATAAAAGGTTCCCGGCTCCCTGGTTCAGTTCAGATAAAACAATTGATACAATGTCATTAACGCGGCTTTCAGGTGTTGATAAAAGAAAAATAGGGTGCCCTGGTTGTGGCGGGTCTTGTGGTATTAATGGATGTATAGGCGCCGCTCAAGAGATAACGGCTAGTGAGGTGCAGACGCAAGCCACGGGGCAGCAAAAAATTGAAACGGTGGGCACGGCTTTAGAGGTGGCGGGTGCGGCCACGGCGGCCACGGTGGTGGGTGCGGTTCCCGG